TCAACCCGCAACCTACTGGCTGAAAGGCCACATGGGACTGCAATTTTGCTGCTCGGATGGTGGCGTTGTGAAAGAGCCGGTCGCGTGGATGCCGATGCCAGAGCCGCCGGTGCGCTACTGAGCGAAGAGAGAGACGGATGGAGATCATCAACGGCAAGGTTTACACGCTGACGGATCGCTGGGTTTCCGTGAGCGATCGGCTGCCGGAGGAAGGCAGGCCAGACTCGATCCTGCTGTATCTCAACTACCGAGACGGCTACGGTGGGCAGGCTGTCGGCTATTTCTTGGGCGGCGAGTTTTGGCTATACGAGGACGGCAACATCACCTGCGATGAGGCTGGCGTGGACGCTACCCACTGGATGCCGCTGCCCGAGCCGCCCGCCTGAAGTGCGCTATAGCGGCGACATAAGGCTGCAAGCCAACTGGACGCTAGGCATAGGCTGAAGGCATGCCAGCACGGATTCCAAGCCACAGGCCGCCAAGGCTGAGGACACAGCCCAGGCGCGACGACTCAGCCAGGCCCAACGCAGCGGCACGAGGCTACTGCTCGAAGGCCCACAAGGCTTGGCGTCAGGCCGTGCTGAACAAGTGCAACTGGCAATGCGTGGACTGCGGGCGCGTGGCCCACGGTCGAAGCATGCACGCCGATCACGTCGTGCCTATCAGCCAGGGTGGCGAACGGTATGACGTGGGCAATGGCGAGGCCAGATGCCTGTCGTGCCACAGTAGGAAGACGCGGCGAGAGACGGCCACACGAATGGTTTGACAAACATGCCACCATCGGTCTCCACAAGCAAAGGAGACCATTCGCATGGCATGCCGCAAGTGTGGTTCGGATTGGAAGACGGCGACCGGAAGAGATTGCCAGCGCTGCCCGCACTGCGACAAGGTGCAGCGTCATCTGGCCAGGAAGGCTGGCCGCTGGGTCGAGGTGACCGAGCAGGCCACCTGCAAGAACTGCGGAAAGCAGTTCACAAATGTCGGGGCTAATGTCGGCAAGGCCAAGTGCTGCTCGCCAGAGTGTGCTGACGCCTGCCAAAAGGCTTGGAGAAAGGCTTACTCAGCCGAGTACAGCAGCGGCCGCCGCAGGGGCACACAGGCCAGTAGACGCCTGCCAAAGCCCACCTGCAAGCGATGCGGCCAATCGTTCAGGCGGAAGTATGGCGGCAACGACGCAAACCTGTATTGCAGCAAGAGGTGCTTCTACGACGCACGCAATGCAGGCGATCACAAATGGGACAGGACGAACCAGCTCAAGGCAACGTGGCACAAGATGGGGCCGTACTCGTCAGCCCCGTCAGTAATGGCCATGCGGCATATAGCGAAGTGCTGGAAGCAAGTGTTCAAGTGCCAGCGGCTTTTCTCTCGCATGGCGGCCCTCTCATCCCAAGAACGCAAGTGCGAGTTGTGTGGCGGGCGATGCAATGAAGGCGCATCGCGGTTCTGCTCAAGGCGGTGCATGCGAAAAAGCAAAACCGTGGCCAACTGCAATAAGTGCGGCGTTAGGGTGGTGGTCCGTGGAGTTTCTTGCGGACCGAACGGCGTAATGTGCTGCGAGTGCCGCACGGCCTCAGCTAAAGCGTCACGCCGGGAAGCCAAGCGTCGATATGGCAGAAACCACAGGTCGCGTGCGAGGCATCACGGAGTGCGTTACGAGAGCGTGCCGGTTGGGGACGTGTACGCGCAGGACGGCTACGTCTGCCAGTTATGTGGCCGCAAGTGCTTAAATAAACCAGCGTGGAACAAGAGGACAGGGAAGATTCATCCCTTGTCGCCGACGATAGACCATATCGTGCCGATGTCGCTTGGTGGCCCACACGAAAGGCACAACCTCCAAACGGCCTGCTTTCGATGCAACAGCATCAAGGGTGCTCGGGCGGTCGGTCAGATGAGGCTGCGGATGTAGCGAGCGTACCCGGCGTGCCTCGGATCATACCGACCCTCAATGAGCAATACCGTACGTAGAAGCCGAAAACGCGTGCCCGCAAAACTCCGCAGCGTTTTTGGGAAGGCCGATCAGCACTCAGGACCGACTTCCGGCAATCCGCAAAAAAACGGCACCTCTCAGGCGATCCAGTAGCGCCTCGGAGTGTGGAGCAACAAAAAACTACCTAACAGTTTCGTAAGGTTATGGCACGCGTCGGACGCAAACCAAAGACGGCTGCCCAAAAACTGCTTGAGGGCAACCCCGGCAAACGGCAGATTCGTCCCGACCTCCCGGCCCCGTCCGGTGCGCCGCCGATGCCGCAGCGATTGATGGTCGAGCCCCAGGCCGTCGCGAAGTGGAACGAGTTTGTGCCGCTCCTGCTCGAACTGGGCACGCTCACCCAGGCCGATGGCGAAGCCTTAGCGACTTTGTGCGAGGTCTATGCTGCAACGCAGGCGTGCCTTTTGGAGTTGCGGGCGACCGGCCCCGTGATGCGAACCGATCTCGGTGGCGTGAAGCCGAACCCGGCAGGCCCGCTATATCGAAGTTTAGTGGCGCTCCAGGCGTCGCTAATGGGCGAGTTTGGATTGACCCCTACCAGCAGGACACGGCTAGGTGGCAAAGAAGAAAAGCCAACCGACGAAGTTGAAGAGTTCTTCAAGATCCACGGCGCGTGAACTCACGCCCGAGGGGCAGAAGAAGTACGAGCGCGTCGTCTGGTTCTTCGAGAACATCCTGCGGCATAGCAAGGGCCAGATCGCGGGCCAGCCGTTCAAGCTCCTGCCCTGGCAGCACTATGTGCTGCGTGAGCTCTTCGGTCGGCTGAACCCAGACGGCACGCGGCAGCACCGAATCGGGTACATCGAACTCCCGAAGAAGCAAGGCAAGAGCACCACACTTGCCGGGCTGGCACTCTATCTGACCGGGTTCGACGGGGAAAAAGGTGCTGAGTGCTACGGGGCGGCTAGCGACCGTGAGCAGGCAGGGATCATATACAGGGAGGCCGCCAGCATGGTGCGGGCCTCGCCTGCGTTGTCGAAGTATTTCGACGTGATCGACAGCCGGAAGACGATCATCCACAAGGCCAGCAACTCGTTCTATCGGGTGCTCTCGGCGGATGCGTTCCGTGCCGAGGGGCTGAATATCCACGCCCTGCTGTTCGATGAACTTCATGCGCAAAGGGACCGTCGCCTCTGGGCTTTCGCCCTCGGCTGAGAAGCCGGGGGCGAAGGCCTGGGCAAAACACGCGATGCACTCAGGTACGGTGGAGCGGCTCGAAAACAACCGCTCCTTCTCTCAATCACGACGGCGGGCTACGACCGCAAGAGCATCTGCTGGGAGCAGCACGCCTACGCCGAGCGATGCACAGCCGACCCAACCACGGACCCGGCCTTCTTCGGGTGCATCTACGCCGCGCCGCCCGAGTGCGGGGCCGATGGGACGTGGAAGGAGGAGCCGGTATGGAAGCAGGCCAACCCGAGCTTGGGCGAGACGATCACGCTGGAGTCGTTCGCGGCCGATGCCCGCGAGGCCGAGCAAAGCCCCAGCAAGCTCAATGCCTTCCTGCGATACCGGCTCAACGTCTGGACCACGCAAGACACCCGATGGCTATCGCCCGACACATGGGCCAAGTGCGGCGGCCCGCTGCGGGACGAACTGGAAAAGCGCGAGTGGTATGCGGGCCTCGATCTTGCGACCACCTACGACTTGTCGGCCTTCGTGATGGTGAGCCAGGCCGACGACGGCACTTTTGACGTGATGCCATTCTTCTGGGTGCCGCAGGTGAACGCGGCCGAGCGGACGCAGCGGGACAAGGTGGACTACATCGGCTGGATTCGCGACGGGTACATCAGGGCGACCGATGGCAACGTCACCGACTACGACGTGATCCGCCGAGACATCGTGGAGCTGTCGCAGCGGTTCAACATCCGGCAGGTTGGAATCGACCGCTGGAACGCCACCCAATTGGCCACGCAACTGCAAGGCGAGGGGGTGAATGTGACAGGCTTCGGGCAGGGCTACGGCTCCATGAGCAGCCCAGCGAAGCTGCTGGAGAACCTCGTGCTGTCGGAGAAGATCCGCCACGCGAACCACCCGGTGCTCTCGTGGATGGCTGGCAACGTAGCGGTGCAGACCGACCACCAAGGCAACATCAAACCGAGTAAGGCGAAGAGCACGGAACGCATCGACGGCATCGTGTCGCTGGTCATGGCCCTCGGCATCCACGCGACGGCCACGGCCCCGCCACCCGAACAATCCTGGGACATCATCTCGTTATGAGCGAAAACGCCGCCGACTTCAGGATGTTCGACCTGCGTGGCATCGACTGGCCAGAGGTTTCGCCGTCTCGCACGCCCTCGGGCATCCGCGTCAACGCTGACAACAGCATGGCCTGCTCGGCCTACACCGCCTGCATCCGCGTGATCTCGGATGCCGTCTCCGCTTTGCCGCTCCACGTTTACGAGCGGATGGCGAACGGTGGCAAGGCCAAGGCCACGAGCCACCCCGTGTATCGGCTCCTGCACCAGCAGCCGAACCCGTGGCAGACGGCGCAGGAATTCAGGGATTGGATGACGGGCATGTACCTGCACTACGGTGCGAGCTACGCCGAGATCCGCCCCGGTGCTCGAGGTGCCGTCTCGGAACTGTGGCCGCTGCACTCCAGCCGCATGGAAGTCGAGCGGCTCTCTGACGGCACGCTGCGGTATCGGTATCGGGAGCCGAGCGGGCGCGAGACGATCTACAGCCAAGACCAGATCTTCGCCCTGCGGTTCACGACCGAGGACGGGATTCGCGCGATCCCCACGTACAAGATCTTCCAGAACGCGATCGGGCTGGCCCAGGCGTTGGAGGCCCACGGGTCCACGTACTTCGGCAACGGTGCCCGTCCGGGTGTGATCTTGGAAAGCAGCAACCCGATTCCCGTAGACGCTGCCGAGCGCCTACGTGAGAGTTGGGAGCGAATGCACAGGGGCAGCGACAGGGCTTTCCGAACGGCCGTCCTCCCTGCGGGCGTTTCCGCCAAAGAGCTCAGCGGCAGCAACGAGGCGGCGCAGTTCCTTGAGACGCGGCAGTATCAAGTGATCGAAATCTGCCGGGCGTTCCGCGTGCCGCCCCACATGATTCAGGATCTCACCCGCTCGACCTACTCAAACATTGAGGTGCAGGGGACGGAGTTCGTACAGCACTGCTTATTGCCTCATCTGAAGCGGTGGGAGGCGGCGATCTCGCGCGACCTCATCGTGGACGATGAGACCTACTTCGCCGAGCACAGCGTCTCGGGCCTGCTGCGTGGCGACCACGCGAGCCGGTCGGCCTACTACGTCTCTGCCCTTCAGAATGGGTGGATGAGCATCAACGAGATTCGGGAGTTGGAAAACCTGAATCCCATCGGGCCGGAAGGCGACCGCCACTTCGTGCAACTCAACATGACCACGCTCGACAAGGTTGGCCAGGACGCACCGGCACCGGAGCCGATGCCAGCGCCGCCCGTCGAGGAACAAGACAGTCCGGCCGACGACGCCGAGGATGAAGCCGAACAGGAGGATTCCACCGATGGAAATTGAACGCCGCGACTTCGCCTTCGAGGAAGAGAACGAGTTGATCGTCGAGAGCCGGGCCGATGGCCGGGCCGCGATCATCGGCTACGCCGCCGTCTACAACCGGCTTTCTCTCGACCTCGGTGGGTTCCGCGAGGAGATCCTGCCGGGCGCGTTCGACAAGATTCTGAACCGCCAGCGGGGCAAGGGCGACGTGGTGGCACTGTTCAACCACGATTCCAATATCGTGCTGGGCCGCACCTCAAGCGGCACGCTTGAACTCTCCAGCGACACGAAGGGGCTGCGCTATGTGGTCACGCCGCCGGTGAGCCGGGCCGACGTGATTGAGCTCATTTCCAGAAAAGACGTTTCTGGAAGTTCATTCGCCTTCACGGTGGACCCGAAGCAAGAGTCGTTCCGCACTGGCGAGGACGGCAAGGCAATTCGCCAAATCCGTGAGGTATCCGGCCTTTACGATGTGGGTCCGGTTTTGGTGCCAGCGTACCCGCAGACATCGGCTTCCGTTGCCCTGCGGTCCTACGAAGCCTGGTTGGCAACGCAGGAAACGCCTGCCGCCCCCGAGGTGGTTGCGGAGATTGCGAAGCGTTCCCTGGTCCGTGACGCCGCTGCGGCGTGGGCACTGAGGCTTCGCCGTGTCTGAAGCACGCTGCACCTGCGGCGAAAAACTCCGTTGCCGTTCCAGCCGCCCCTGCGGTGACGAGCGGCAGCGGTATTTGCGCTGCCCCCGGTGCGGGGCGCGTGCGGTGGCGTTTGTCAAAACAACAGTTTCTGAAGTGCGGTTCTGCAAGAGACCAGCCCGCTAGTGGCACTGTGGACTCCACGGCAATACCGCCGCAGGAGTCTCACAGAACATGGACAATCTCAAGAAGCTGCAGGACGAAGCGGCAACCCTTGCCAACCGGATCGACGCCGTTCGTGCGATCGAGGCCGAAGACACGACCGCTCGCGATGTCGAACTGATCGACCTCAACAAGCGTGCCGACGAACTCACCGCCAAGATCGACTTCGAGAAGAAGGTCGTCGAGTCGGCCAAGAGCCTGCGGTCCGTGGTCGAGCGTTGCTCGCCCGCCCCCGAGGTCCGTGCCGATGAGCCCAAGGTCCGCATCGAGGCCGTTCCCTTCTCGGGCCGCCTGCGTGCGTTCAACAGCGTCGAGGATGCCTACAAGACGGGCATGTGGCTGAAGGCCAAGAGCGGCGACGCCGAGGCCAAGCGGTGGTGCCAGGATCACGGCGTTGAGGCCCGTGCGATGGGTTCGACCTCGGCGAACAGCGGTTCGGCCGTGGTGCCCGACGTGCTCTCCTCGACGGTCATCCGGCTCGTCGATCAGTATTCGGCTTTCGCTCAGAACGCCACGAGCGTGACGATGCCGAGCGACGTGCTCCAGTTCCCGCGTCGGACGGGCGGCACGACTGCCTACTGGATCGACGAGAACACGGCGATCACGGCCAGCGACCCGACCATGAATCAGGTCTCGCTGACGGCGAAGAAGGTGACGGGCGCGGTGGTTGTCGCGAGCGAACTGCTCCAGGACTCCATCGTGTCGATCGCCGACTTCATCGCCACGGAGCTCGGCCTGTCGCTCGCCAACGCCGTCGAGGCGGCTGCGTGGAGCGGCAACCCGGCGAGCGCTCCTGGCGTGGCCGGTCTCGTGACCAGCCACACGGGCGGCCTCTTGGCCTCCTCGGGTGCTACCTACGCGGCGTCGCTCGTGACCGCTGCCGGTGACACCCCAGACGAGGTGACCAAGGCCAACCTGCTCGCGATGATGGCGGCCGTGCCGCAGCACTCGCGTCAGGGTGCCAAGTGGTTCTGCTCGCCGTTCTTCTTCGCGACCTGCATGCAGGCTCTCGATCTGAACCAGGGCGGCTCGGTCGGCCTGTCGCAGGGCATGGGTCTCACCTTCCTCGGCAGCCCGGTGGTCCTCACCGACCGGCTCCCGAGCGGTGCGGACTCGACGGGTGCGGTGATGGCGCTGTACGGCAACATGGCCAACAGCTCCTACTACGGCGTGCGGCAGTCCATCGAGATCGCCTCCAGCGATCAGGTGAACTTCCTCAGCGACCAGACCGTGATTCGGGCCGTCGCCCGCGTGGCGATCGCTCACCCGAACCTCGGTTCGTCCACCGTCGCCGGTCCGGTCATCGGCCTCGTCGGTGCGTGAGCCTGACGGCTTGACGTGATGTGCAAACTGGGCGGGCCGCTCCACTACGGGGCGGCCCGCTCTCTTTTTTGAGGTAGCACATGATCGTCCGCGTGGGTGGTACTGAGGCAGACGTTCGGGTGGAGGCTGTGATGAGCGTCCCCCGGCTCGGGTTTATGTCGAACTTCTACACATGGGCGCAGGCGCTCATGCCGCTCGGCATTCGGCCCACAATGATGCAGGGGGCGTTTTGGTCCCAATGCCTGTCAAGGGTCTGCGAGAAGTTCGTAGACAAATGCGAGTACCTTCTCGTTATTGATTACGACAGCGCGTTCAGCCGCGACGACCTCGAGCAACTGTTCGCCCTGGCCATGACGTTCCAGTGCGACGCTCTCGCCCCGCTGCAAACAAAGCGGGAAGACGGCAGGCCGATGTTGACCTTGAAGGGCACGCTCGACAACCCGCCCGAGGGCGGCAAGATCACGCTGCCGAAGGAATGGTTTGCCGAGCCGGTGCAGGAAGTCGATACCGCACACTTCGGCTGCACCATCCTGAGCACGGCCGCCCTGAAGCGGTGCAAACTGCCGTGGATGCAGGAACTGCCCAACAGCGACGGCACCTGGGAGGAGCAGCCCAAGACGCCTGGCGATCCGAACTGGCGGCCACGGCGAGATGCTGACATCGCATTTTGGGTCAACTGGCGAGAAAGCGGAAACCGCTTATTCGTCACGCCACGGGTGTGCATCGGCCACGGCGAGTATGTCTTCACATGGCCCGGCAAAGACCTCGGCAAGCCCGTCTATCAGCACGCCACCGAATACTGCAACACGATGCAGAAGCCCGAAACTGCATGGAGCGTCCCTCAATGACGAAACTGAAGATGCTGCGATCGTTCCGCTCCTACCGCCCCGGCCAAGTCGTGGAGATCCCCGGCGGCTTGGCGGCGGAACTGATCGCCAAGCGGTTCGCGGTGGAGGACCGTCAGCAGGAGTTGATCGAGACGGCCGCCGTCGAGCACGACGTGGAGACGGCCGACGCCACGCCCAAGCGGAGACGCAAGAAGTGAAGTACCGATCTCTCAGCCGCCAGACGCCGCCCGCCGTGGAGCCCGTGACGCTCTCCGAGGCGAAGGCCCACTGTCGCATCGACGGCAACGCCGACGACGCCTATGTGGCCTCGCTCATCACGGCGGCCCGCGAGTGGTGCGAGCAGTACCTCGACCGCACGCTCGTCTACACCCAGTGGGTGATGCGGTTCGACCGCTTCCCCACGTCGGGCATTGAGCCGATTGAGTTGCCACGCCCGCCGATGGCCGTCGCGGGCACGGCCACGGCAGTGTCGCTCACGTTCACCACCGACAGCGGCACAACCGGCTCCTATGCCGTGGAGCAGTTCCGCGTGGACCGCCACTCAACGCCCGGCACGGTGCTGCCGATCTACGCTGGCACCTGGCCGCCGCACCGCATCGACGCCGGGGCACACGCCGTCACGTGGTGGGCTGGCTATGGGTCCAGCGGCACCGACGTGCCTGCCGCGATCCGGCACGCAATGCTGATGCTCGTGGGATTCTGGTACGACAACCGCAGCACGGTGATCGTGGGCTCGATCTCCAAGGAACTTGAGTTCGCCGTGTCGTCGCTACTCGACTCTCAGAAGTGGGGCTCCTACCGATGATCGACGCCGGGAAGCTCCGCGACCGCGTTACCGTGCAGATCGCCAGCGGCACGACCAATGCCCTGGGTGAGACGGTGCTGGCGTGGAGCAACTCCACGAGCGTTTGGGCAAGCGTGGACGGCGTGAGCGCCCGCGAGGCGTTGCTGGCCGGTCAGAATCAGGTCTCCATGAGCCACCGAGTGCGGATGCGTTACCTGCCGGGCCTGACACACAACATGCGTCTGTCGTGGGGCGGGCGAACGCTGGAGATCATCAGCCTGCTCGAGCACAACAACCGCAGCGAGCACGAGATCATCTGCCAGGAGAACGTCGGCTAATGGCCGTCGCCGGGATCAAACTCGAGCTCGACTCCAAGGAAATCGCGGGCCTTCGCGATTCGCTGCGGAATCTTTTTTCCCCGAAGGAAGTGGCCCCGATCTTGGGCGAGGCTTTGGAGAAAGCGATCTGGCCCGCCTTCCTGCGGCTCCGCGAGGTGACGCCGTTCGGCGTGACGGGCAACCTGCGCAGGGCCGTGAATTACAAGGTGAAGACCTACCCCCGCAACGGCGGTGCCGTAGGGCTCATTGGCTACAACCGATCCGGCAAGGGCGAAGCCCAGGAGATCACGGCAGGCGGCGTTCAGCTGGGGCCAGACCGGGCGTTTCACCAGTGGTGGCTCGAGTTCGGGACCAAGCGGCGCGTAGTCAGGAAGGTGGCCAACAACCCGTACACCCGCACGAGCAAGCTCGGAAAGGTTCACCAAGTCAGCGGGCAGAACTCAGTGATCGCGTCGAGCCAGGCCAGCTACGGCCCGTTCCGAATCTTCAAGCGGCAGGACGGCGGCCTTGCGACCGACCCGCAGTATCCGAAGGCGTTCTTCAAGAAGGCGAAGAAGGGGCAGGAACTGGTGATCGACCCCAGCCCGCTCGGTGGCATCGACGCACAGCCGCCGGTCAAGACGGCGTGGGAGCAGTCGCAGAGCAAGGTCGCCTTCATCCTGCAACAGGAACTGCGGATTTCACTGGAGCGGGCGTTGTCGTCGCTCACCTACAGCGGCACGGGCACGGTGAGCGGCACGCCGTAACTGCAAGCAGAGGCGGGCTCGCTGGCACGATGGTGGCATGTCGTTCAAATCCCCCGAGTCTGTGGCGCGGTCGGCCCTGGTAGCAAACACAGCCGTGGCTGCCGTGATCGGCGCTCGCGTGTTCCCCGTGCTGGCCCCAGCAACGGCTGCCCTGCCCTTCGCAACCTATCGCCGGTCGGGCGTGATTCGTTCGCACACGCTATCCGGCCCGATGGGCGTGCCCACGGTGAACATGACGCTCGATCTCTACGCCGAGACCTACGAGGCCGTCCGAGACCTTGCTGACAAGTGCCGAAAGGTTCTGGATGGGTACGGCGGCACCATGAACAATGTGGAAGTGAAGAACGTCAGTCTCCAAAACGAGGCGGACGGATTCGTGCAGTTGGCCGGTGGCGACCTTCCGCCGGTGTATTCCGTTTCACAAACCTACGCAATCCTCTGGCAGGAGACTTAGCAGATGGCCGCTACGCCGCATGATGGAACCGGGACCGTCTTCTCTTTCGGTGGCACCGCCTTCACCGTCACGAATATCGTCGTGACCAACACCGACCCGTCCGCCGACGACACCATTGACGTGTCGCACCTCGGCATCACCGCTGGCAACAGCGTGAAGACCATCAGCCGCCCGCTCAAGGGTTCTGCTACCGACACGGGCCGCGAGGTCGTGGTGGACTACCTCGGCACGAACATCATCAGGGACGCCTCAACCGGAACGCTCGTGCTGACGGTCGGCGGGTCGGCGGCGATCAGCGCTGCCGCCACCGTGGCTTCGTCCACGCTGACGTTTGCGACGAACGACGCGGTGCGGGGCCAGGTCACCTTCCGCGTGGACCGCTACTAAGCCTGACGGAGGCCCGTCATGGCGAACGTATGCACGGGCGTTACGGCTTCGTGGAACTCCACGGACTTCGGCGAGGTCGTGGAGATCAAGGTCAGCGCGGGCGGCAGTCTGCCGCTCGCGCGGGCGAGCACCTGGGCATTTGACGTTGGCACTATAGATATTTCGTGCCTGAGCACTGCCAACGTCTCGCTGGCCGAATACGGCAAGAAGGCCACGCTCGCCATCACTGGTGGCGGGCTGACCTTCTCCACGAAAGCTATCTGCGAGCGCGTGCAGCTCTCGGGCAAGGTAAACGACATCGCCCGGTATGCGTTGTCGTTCAAGATCACGCCTGAATGAGGACACACACATGGCGGCACTGACGGCAGAACAGATCCTGGCAGCGGACGACCTCGGCCTTCTGAAGGTCAAGGTGAGGGAGTGGGGCGGAGACGTTTACGTTCGCGTGATGAGCGTGGGCGAGCGCGACGCCTACGAGCGGCTCTGGATCGGCAAGCGCGAGACGGGCGTGGAGAACTTCCGCACCGAGTACCTCGCCCGCGTGCTCTGCAACGAGAAGGGCGAATTGCTCTTTACTCGCGAGCAGTTGGCGGCGCTGGCCAACAAGAGCGGCGCGGTGATGGGCCGCCTATTCGACTCCGCTCTGAAGCACAACAACATGACGGAGGCCGATGTAGAAGAGCTGGGAAAAGGCTGAACGTCTCGCCGACGCGGCGGTTTCTCTTCGCGTTGGCGGGGCATCTCGGCATGACCGTGAAAGAGTTGTCCGCTCGGATGGACTCGCAGGAGTTAGCCGAGTGGATGGCTTACACGCGGTATTTCCAGGCGTTGCCAGATCCGTGGCGGCAGACGGGGCTTGAGGTAAGCGCGATGCTTGCCCCCTATTCCGCCAAGGGAAAGGCTCCGCAGGCCAGCGACTTCAACCCAATCGAGAAGCCTCCGCAGCACGAGCAGCAGATGGTGGATCAGATCAAGCAATTGCAGCACTTATTCGGCGGCGGGTGATTTATGGCAAACATTCTCGGACTTGCGATGAAGGTGACGGCGGACGCTTCAAGCGTCCCGAAGTCGCTCACGCAGGCCGAGCGTGCGCTGAACAGTTTGCAGGCGCAGGTGGACCGGGCCACGAAGGTCTTCGCCCCGTTCACGGAGAGCTCGGCTGGTGCTGCCCGTGCGCAGGAGCAGTTTGCGGAGCGGTTCGCCCGGCTGGCGGATCAGTTGCAGTCGAAGGCAGTCGGGCCGCAGGAATACGCGGCGGCGTTTGCCCAACTGACCGAGGAAGCCCAACAGGCCGCCGATGCCTTTGAGCGTGGCATCGAGATCACCCAGCGGTACACGACGGCCGAGGAAGATCGTGCCGCCCAGCTGCGGGAGATCGCCGACCTCGTTGAGAGAGGGGCCATCACCGAGCAAACGGCAGCCCGCGCGCGGGCGGAACTGAGCGGCGACGCTGCTCGTCTGGCCGAGGAAGAAAAGAAGATTGCCGCCGCGCGGGCCGAGGCTGCGAGGGTCACGGCCGCAAATATGACTCCGATGGAGTTGTACGACCAAGAGGTGCAGCAGCTCACCGCCCACCTCGCGGCGGGTCGCATCAACCAAGAGACGTTTGACCGTGCCGTCGCCAAAGCGACGCAGACATTCACGAAAGCCGAGACGGCAGCGAAGGGCTACGACAAAACGGTTGGCGACGTGGGGCTGAAGTTCAACGAACTTTCGGGCGTACTGTCCGCGATCCCAGGCCCCATTGGCAACTTCGCCGGTCGTCTGTCTGGCCTTGCCAGTGCTGGCGAAGGGCTTGGGCGAGTGTTCTCCGGCGGTCTTTCCAGCGGCCTTGCCAGCATCGGCACATCGCTCGCCAGCGTTGTGAACCCGGCGACGCTTGCGGCGGCTGGCATCGCCGGTATCGGCGCGGCGGCGGCGGCTGTGGTCAGCGGCTTGTCATCGCTGGAAGCCGAAACGGAGCGACTGCAAAACGCTGCCGACAAACTCGGCGTGTCGTTCAACTTCATGCAGACGTTGCAGAAGGCGGCCGAAATGTCGGGCGTATCGTTCGATACGGTCAACGGCGCGATGACGCGACTGCTCAAGACGCTGGCCGGTGCCGACGAGGAGAGCAAGCAGGCTACCGCAGCCCTCGGTCGTTTGGGCGTGAGCCTGACCGACCTTGAGGGGCTGGACAGCGAGCAGCAACTCAAACTCATCGGTGAACGGCTGCAGGGAATTGAAGACCCCGCCAAGCGTGCCGCCGCCGCCACGGCGATCTTCGGCAAGAGCGGAGCCGAGTTGCTGCCGTTCTTCAACAATCTTGGCACCGCCGAGCAAACGCTCAACCGTTTCAACGCTCGTCTGTCCGAGATCGACGTAGGCCGGGTGCTGGCGTTGGGCGATTCGTTTGACGCCGTGAAGGCTTCGCTGTCTGGCGTGGGCAATGAACTGCTGACGCCGTTCATCGGCATCACGCAAAGCCTGAGCGACGGGCTGGCGTCGGCCATCGCCACGTTCGGCCGCAACATCGGAGCGGTGCTGGATATTTTCTCGCCACTGACCAGTGCTATCGGGTTGGCGGGCAACGTGCTTTTGCAGTTTGGTTCGACAATCGGAAACCTTATCGGCACGGTGTTGGAACCGTTCGCCGCTCAAGGCCGCTTGATTAGCGGCGTCATCGACGCGATGAGCCAAGCGGTCACGGCGGTCGCGGGCCGCATCAACGACGCAATCATTGGCTTCCGCGAGTTCTTCAAGTTTGAAGGCGTCGCCGGTTCGTTCCGCGACACGTTCGCCCAGATCGGTGAAGTGGTGTCGCGGGTCGCCACCATTGCCGAGGCAGCGTTTGCCAGACTCGGCAGCATTATCGGCGACACGCTTGGCCGCGCCGCCACCGTGGTCGGCGAAGCGGTTAGCCAGTTCCTTGAATTCACTGGCGTTGGCAGCGTTATCAGCGGTTTTGCCGAGACGGTGGGGGCCGCGTTTGGTGGGTTGTGGGACGCAATCAAAAACGTCGTCGGCCAAGTGGGCGGCTTCATTGAGCGCGTTCTCCAGTTTGCGGAGGAATGGCTGGGCATCGTGCCAGAGATCGAGCAGCCGGTCGTGGCGACCGTTGAGGTCAACGGCGGCGGGGCGATTGAAGAGCTGGTCGCCGAAAGCAAGACGCTCCAGAAGACGCTGGACGACATAACCGGCAGCGTCAGCACTGCCATCAACGAGTCGGCCCAGTTTGGGCAGGCAGGCTTCGACGCCGCCCTCAAGTACCAGACGGCGGTAGACGACCTCAAGGCGAAGCTCGACGCCGGGCTGTTCAATGAGGAAACCTTCCGGCGTGAAGCCGAGAAGGCCGGGGCCGCGTTCAAGGACGAACTGGCCCGCCTGGAGGAAGACGCCAAACTCGAAATACAAATCAACGCCGAAGCCGAAAAGACGCTCGCCGGTTTGCAGGACAAGATCAACAAGGCCGTCGAGGGCGCGCAGCAATTCGGGCAGTCTGGCTTCGACGCCGCCGCACAATTCCAAGACAAACTCCGCGACCTCGGTGCGCAGTTCGAGGACGGCCGCATAAACGCCGCGACGCTCGCGCAGGAAGTCGCCAAGGCAACCGGCGAATACGACAAGCAGATCGAAGGTTTCAAGCAGATCGATGAACTCCAGAAGCGGACGCTCGAAAACGAAAAGAACCGCGTGGCCGAACTGCTCAAGGCGGGCGACACGACGACGCAGTTGGAGCGGGACATCGAAGTTGTGGACCGCGAGCGGCTGCGGCTGGAGCAGGAAATCCGCACCCAGCGTGAGGCGGGCAACGTCATCGCCGCCGACGCCGCTGCGGCCAAGCTCGCACAACTCGACCAGTTGCAGGCCAAACTCGACACCCAGCAGCAAGCAGTCGAGCAGGGCTTCGGCGACGGGTTCACGAAGGCGTTTGAAGCCACGAACAAGAGCATCGACGGGCTTATCGGCAAGGCCGAGCAGTTCGGCAACGTCGGGGCGTTGGCGGCCCAAGCCCTTGAGCAGGGCATCGCCAAGGCCCAGCAGCAGGCACAGGACGGCATCCTCACCGCCGAGACGTACCAGAAGGAAGTCGAGCGGCAGCAAGACCTATTCAATCAACGGCTCGCCGCAGCCCAGCGGGTGGAAGACTTCCTCGCTTCCAAGATCGACGAACGGCAGAAGGCCGAACTGGAAGCCGTCAAGCAACTTGAGGAACGCAAGAAGCAGGCGGCCGTCAATATCCAAGCACTTGAGGCTCGGATTCAGACCGAGCAGAAGGCGATTGAGGAAGCCCGCGACAAGGGGCGATTGAAGGATGCTCGCGCCGGGGTGGAGCGGGTCAAACAACTGGAGCAGGCCAAGCGCATCGAACAGGGCATCGTGGACGGCCGCGTTCAGGCCAACCGCCAGCAGGCCCAGCAGTTGCAGCAGGGCAGCAGCGCCGCCCAGCAGTTCCAATCGCTCGTCGCCCGCCAGAACGACGCCTTCCTCTCGGGCTTCCAAAACGCTTACGCCGGTGCGAACGCCGCCCTCGCTCAGAGTGCCCGCGTCGCGGAGGAGCAGGCCCGCCGGATGGAGGCGCTGACGCGGCCCACGAACGCCACGGTGAACGTCGCTGACATTCGCACCGCCGAGGGGCAAGCGCTCGTGCAGGACGTTGCCGCCCAGGCCCAAGACCCCGCACTGATCGAGGCCCGGCTCCAGACGCGGTTGCTGAACTCTATCGCGGCGGGCATCACGGGGGCCTCGGCCAACTACTTCAACCAGCCGGTAGCGATTGTCGGCGCGGCGAGAATGGGGTGACCATGAGCGTTGTTTCGACCAAAGAACTGGCGCAGACGTTTGAGCGCGAGGTGGGCAGGCCCGCCATCGTCAAGCGTCGGCTTGTCTGCGTTCTCGCCGACGGCACGCTTCAAAACGACCCGGCGACGGAACTGGAAATCCTGGCCGCCGTCTTCAACACGACCACGGGGGTGATCGCGTCCTCTGCGATTTTCGGTGAGCCGCACCCACGGCTTGCGGCGTGGAAGCTGCGGAAGTTTTCGATCAACGAAGGATTCGAGGGCTCGCCGTACCACGTCGAGGTGGTGCTGGAATACGGCATCGTGCGCGACGAGGATTTCCTGACGCCGACCTCGCGCCCCACCGTGTGGAGTTTTGAGGGAAGTAGCGGCGAGTTCCCGGCGTTGCGGTATTTCCACCCTGGGACGCCCGGCAGCGGCAACGGCACGACCCACCCGCTGACCAATTCCGCCTTTGACTTCTACCCCGGCTTGATGACCACCGAGAGCGTGGTGCTGATGAAGGTCACGAAGAACTTTTCCGCGTTCCCATCGGGATGGTATGCCGCGAACAACAGCGTGAACGACGCCACCTACTTCGGCTGCGACGCCCACACGATCCGCGTGGCCGGTATTGACACGACATACGAGTACGAAGAATTCGGCGGCACGGTCGTGAAGTTCTGGAAGGCGACGGCCACGCTGGCCTACCGCCAGAGCGGCCACAACCTCCTGCTGCCAGATGTGGGTTTCAACTTCATCGACGGCGGGCAGAAACGTCGGGCGATGGTGTTTGATTTTCAGAATAGCGAATGGGTGCCGTCGCCGAATCCCGTGGGTCTCAACGGCAGCGGTGGCCTGAACATGACCGGGAATGCGACGGTTCTGAATCGCCGCGTGAATCCCGAGGCTAGTTTCGCAACGGTCTTCGGGATGCCGCCCACATGACGCCGAGCGACCGCGACGCCGTACAGTTCACGCGCGAATCCGCCGAGCGGATTGCGAACGTGGTGCGAGCCGCTGAACTGACGCCAACGCGCGGGCGGGCCTTGTCGTTCGATGCGATCCAGCAGGGCGCAAGCCGCAAGACCTTCCGCATGGCCACGTTCACCGGCGCGTGGTCGATCAACTCCGCAAAAACGGTGACGCTGCGCGGCTCGACCGCCACGCTGAGCGCGACAAATTTATTTGCTGCCATCGGCACGGCAGCGTCATCTCGTAACTGCGCCATCGCCAAGGATGGCACCGATTGGTTCCTCATCGCCGCCCAATGCTAGACCTCCTCGCCGCCATCGTCTCGGCCGATCCGCCGTCGCTCTTGGCGTGGCTAATTCTCGCGTTCGCCGCTGGCATGTATCCAATCGGCATCATGCTCGGAAGCACCTGCTCGCCGTGCTGCGCTAGCCCGTGCTCTGGCCCATGCGCAAAAAACGAAGACTGCCCTCCCGGCTGCCAGTGCGTTGGCGGCCAGTGCGGCGGTTCGTTGCCCTGCGTGGACTGCAAGGGCGAAAGCCTGCCCGACACCGTGACGGTTAGCGTAAGCAACTGGCCTGCGGATCGCGTGCAGGGTGGTTCGCTGGCATTTCTGAATTTTGAATCGGATTTCGGCTCCGGCGCGGCTGGCAAAGTGACGGCACCAGGCGACGACCCTGGGCCTGTGTCTGCGGTGGAGCTGACGAGCGGCGGGGAAGGCTACGCGAGAATCATCTCAGAGCGACTTGAGCCAACTGTGACCGCCAGCGCAGGCGGGACGCAACAGTTTTCCGTGTCGCTGGAGAAAGTTGGGGAGGGCGACCAGGCCGTTTGGGTGCTATCGGGGCTGGCGCTTGATGGAGGAGGCACGGTTGAGAGCGACACCATCACGTTTACCGTTGAGGCTCCTGGCGTCGAAGTTGAACCCGCGTCGGCGTTTCTTGTGCGCGGGCGAACTGCGCCATCGCTTTCCATCTCCGTCAACTCTGCTACCGGGGCCGGTGCGGAACTGGTGCCGGTCATGTTTCAAGGCTTCTCAAACTGCGACGGTAGCCCCGTGTGGGCTCTCAACGACTTTGCGATCAATAACGCAGGCTCTGGGTACGCGGTTGGCGATGAGCTTGTGTTTACGCTGACAAACGGCGTCGCGCACTGCGGCGATTTCGGCACGCCTTGGGTTGTGAAGACCGTGGGGCCTGGCGGCTCAATTGTCGATTTTGAGCTCGACACGAACGACAAGGACATTATCGACGGCTGGTTTCGTGAATATTACGCAGCAGGCGGCCCGATTGAATTCATCCAAGTGACGAGCGCTGGCGCTTACTATTTGCCAGGGCCGACGACGATTGAGCTCGCGACGGTAACGGTTACTGTCGCGCAGCGAGGCAGAGCGGCAGGCACCTACGGTGGGGCCTCAATCAGCGCGACCATCAACACCAACCCCAACAGTGCAACATTCGGCCAGATCACGGGGCTTAAAATTGCCAATGGCGGCTTTGGATATTTGGCGTGGGAATGGGTCGAGATTTGTTGCGGACCGTACTGGAACGGGAAATCTGTCGTCCTAAGAAGGCCGAGTCGCACTTCCGACGGGTTTGGTCCGCTGAATCCGTGCCTCTACCAGCACCGTTTTTTAAACAAGGGCTGCATCACGACAGTCGAGGTGCAATACTCAACTTCTGCGGCCCGCGTCATGGTTTGGGATCGCGGGAACGGCACGGACCTGAACAAGGGCTCCGATGCGCCCTATTCATCTGCCAGTGGTGCTTGCTTCGCGGAGGCGTTCAGGACGCCAGGCCAAAACGAGGAATGCGTGCCGTTGCCGTTTGAAGCGACCGCTCCATCTGGAGTCACGCTCACAGTGACACCGGGCGGCAACTACGCACCGCTCGCAGAACTAACTGGTTCTCAGACGCGGCACGTCTGCTGCCGGGACGGCGGAACAGCGCCGCTAGAGATCGAGGCAACGGTTTACCCGGCAAGCTCATGGACCGGCGAAGAGTGGGTCGAGCCGGACCCATATTCAATCGTGCTGGTGCGCGGCCTTAACGGTGGCCCCTCTGGTGCGGTTCAGAACTGCACCATTAGCTATGGCGGGTTCGGGTTCTATGCCGCCGTCACGCACTGCAACGACTACTACACGGCTGGCTGCCAATCGTGTGAAAAGAAATGCCAAACTCGCGTCGGATCTCCTGGAGACAACTACCTAGCATTTCCAGACTTTCATCATTTTTCTCCGGGCTGCATTGGTTGCAATTCGTCCACGATGTGCAGGCCGCAGCCTGGGTCTTATGTCATTAGCCACAACCGAAACGGATTGCTTCCGCAGTACCCTCCGGGCCTTGAATTTCTGCCGCCTCCTCCAAACCCATACATACGGCTGGAAATCTCAGGATGATCGACCCCGCAAAACTGTGCGACTTCCAGAACCCCGAGCGCACCTGCCCAACCTGCGGCTACGTTGCCAAGACGCTGCCGCTCTATCGCATGTGCGCGCCTGTGCCGGAAGACATATGGGAGCCCATCCCTGTCGGCGACCTCGTAGAAAAGGGGCTCACCGCTCTCGGGATCACAAAGGAGCGCGTCGAGCGGCTGACACGCACGGAGGGCAAGCCCGGTGGGTGTGGCTGCCCGGCCCGGCAGCGGTGGCTAAATGAGGTCGGGAATAAGCTCCAGACGGACGCGCGGAACGCGCTGATTGCGGCGAAGCGGTTTTACGTTGGCGATTGACAGCCCCGCTACGTTGACGGGCGAAAGGGACGCAGCAGATGCCGGAGGATCACCACATCACGATTGACGGCAAGCGCTGGCTTCTGCGCTTCGTGCCGCTCAAGGGTGACGCCGCCGGTTGGACGTTCTTCGACAACTCAGCCCGCCCTCGCATCCTCATTGACGACAAACAACGCGGCTGGTCGCGCGTCGAGACGATCCTGCACGAACTACTCCACGCGGCTCTCGGCCCGAACATCTCAGAGGAGGCCGTAACCGAGGCGGCCCGCGTGCAGCGGCGTGTGCTGGCGATGCTCTACACACTCACGCCAAAGGAGTGACGCATGGCGAAGGCGAAGGCACCGAGCCTGCTGGATGACGTGCTCTCGCGGGCGAAGAACCGCAGCCCTGGGTTCCTGACGTGGTTTGAGCGACTCCAGCCAGAGGCCCAGGCTGAACTGGAGCGCGTGCGGCAGGCGTTCAACCACGACGTGCACCAGAAGCGGGCCTATGCTCGCGCGATCATGGACGCCGCTCGCGAGCGCGGGTGGAAAACAAGCGGCCTACAAGGAGTCATCTCGTGGCTCGAAGGAAGACGCTAGCCGAGAGCGTGGCCGCGAAGCTCCCGCCCCCGAAGCCCAGCGCTGACGCCGAACAAGTCACGCAGCGGCAGGACGGCGATTCGCTCGAAGCCCGCTCCACGAGCAGACGGATCAAGACCGTCGAGGATTTGCTCGCCCATATCGAAGCCGATATGCAGCGTTTTGAAGTGGCTGCATCTGAGGCAACAAAGTGGGAGACAGGCGACGGCGAAGGCGGGAGCATTGAACTGCACCGCGTCTTCGTGCGGCTCAAGCCGAAGGGCGGGCCGACGACCATCGAAGTGGTCGAGGCGATGATCGACGCCGCGAAGAAGACGCTCCGCAAGCCCTTGACCAAAACTGTCAAGGCACCCAAGGCAGACGGCCTATGGCAGGTGCTCGTCATCAGCGACACGCACTTCGGGGCTTACTCGTGGAGCAAGACCACGGGCGGCAGCGACTACGACCTCGACCTGGCCGAGCAGCTCGTGGGCAAAGCCGGGGCCGAACTGGTGGCGGTGGGAGATGCCCACAAGCCCACGCGCCGCACGATCGCGTTCCTGGGCGACCTCTTCCACTACGACACGCCGAGCGGCACGACAACCGGCGGCACGCCGCTGGAGCGGGACGGGCGGTTGCAGAAGATGATTCAGGTGGGTTGCGACTCGCTGCTCGGCATCGTCGAGCGGTCGGCGGCCTCGGCCCCCACCGACGTGGTGATCGTGAACGGGAACCACGACGAAGTGCTGACGTGGGCCTTTCAGCGGATTCTCGTGGAGCGGTTCCGTGGATCAAAGGCCGTGACGATCAAGCCCGACTTCCTCTCGCGGCAATACCTCACGCACGGGCGCAACCTGCTCGGGTTCACGCACGGGCACAAGGCGAAGCGGAAACTCCCGCAGATCATGGCCCTTGAGCAACGCGAGGCGTGGAGCCGCAGCACCTATCGCGAGTGGCACACGGGCCACTTGCACCACCAGGCGGCCGAGCACAACAAGCCGCTCGACACGCTCGACGGCGTGATCGTGCGAACGGCCCCGACGATCTGCCCGCCTGACGATTGGCACTCAGCCAACGGATTTCTCGGGGCTAGACAGGCATGCGAAACATTCCTCTACAGCCCCGATGGCGGGCTGCGATCGATGCACGTCAGCGAAGGGACCAGAAAGGGATGATTACCGTGGCCGACCGACTCAATGGTGATGGCGTGATGCGTGAGGGACTGCGGCCCGGCTCGCGCGAGTTCCTCGACATCCTTGACGAGATCCGCACGCTCCACCTTCGGAAGACAAAAGACTACGGGCAGGACGACGATGCCCTGAGCAACATCCGCAACTCGGCCGATGTCATCAACGTGCCCGCCTACGCGGGCTGCGTGCTCCGCATGAGCGACAAGATGCACCGGCTGCGGTCGTTCTTTCGCCGGGGCGAGGTGGAATTCGACGGCGTGGAGGACACGCTGCTCGACCTCGCGGCGTATTCAATCATCGCCCTGGTGCTCTACCGGGAGAGCGTCGAGTGAATCCCCGCGTGCACTACAGCGAGGACGAGGCCCAGGAGGCGTGGCTGTGGGTGGGCCGCCACGGGCCGTCAAACAGTTGGACGGCCACGAACGGCACGGCGGCACGCATGATCGGGCGGCTGCTCGAAGAGCGCGAGCGGCTGCTGGCGATCTTGGCGAGCCGAGAGAACATCGCACGGCCAGCGGAACAATGAGCCGGGCGGCGGGTTGAGGCGGCAGGTTTTCCTTCCTTTCCCTGCCGCCTCCCCGTCAGCCCGGCTATCTCAAGTCGAGGTGCGGCAGGGCCGCAGTCGAGTCCTCTTCGTTCGGGCAGATGACGGGATCGACATATACCCGTTGCAGGTTCGGGTCGCTGTGGTCGAGCAGCTGCGTCGCGGCCGAGCGGCCCCCGGCTAGGGCGGCATAACTCGCGGCCGTGCGTCTCAGCCCGTGGAAGCCCCGATACTTCACGCCCGCTTTGCTGCACAGCAGTTTCAAGCTCGTCCACTGGCTCTTCGTGCGGCGATCCCACGGCCAGACCAGATCGGCGTCGGCCCGCCGGTGCAGGGCCAGCATCTTGGCCAGGTCGGGCGTGATCTGCCTTTCGATGTCGCGGGTCGAGCCCTTGCGGGTCTCGCCGCGAAACACCACGCGCCGCCGCTCCAGATCCACGTCGGCCCACCGGAGCGACATGGTGGCCTCCAGACGCTCGCCGGTGCAGTAGATGGCATAGATGATGGTGGCCCACCACCAGCCGCTAGGAACGCCGCCAGTGCGTCCACAACGCAGGCGGGCGCGCCGCACCAAGGCGGCCACGTCGTCGGCCGTGTAGGCCCGGCCCGTGGGCAGCCGCTTGGGCACCTTCACCTTGGGCAACTCGGGGAACTCGGCGGCGATTCTTTTCTTCGCCGCGTAGGTCCAGATCGCGGCGAGCATCACGCGATCCTTGCGGACGCTGGCGGGCGACGGCAGGCGGTTCCTCCACCCCGGTGTCTCTGCTCGCCACTTGAGGTAGCGGCTGATGATGAGGTCGTCGAGGTCGTCGGTGGTGGCCTCTCGCCCCAAGAATTTCTTCACGCGATCCAGCAGCATCTCGTAGAGCTCGACGCTCTTGGGCTTCAGTTGGCGTAACAGGGCGTAACGCTCAAGCAATTCCGGCAACGGCATGGGCATGGTGGAAACTCCTTTTTTGCTCGGCCGAAGCCATAAGTGTACAGAAGTATACACTTATTGAACCGAACTCGCCTCCACTCGAACTTCGACCCGGCCACCGGATTGTACAGGTGGTCTGGGCCGGGGTTCCACCCGGGCTCGCCCCTTTGACACCGCTTGCCCCGGCGTTAGTATTGGAGGCATGATCACCGTGGCACTCCCGACCGGGAAAAAGCTGATTTCCACAGCCGAGGCGGCGAAGATCCTCAACGTCTCGATGGGCAGGGTGCGCCAGCTGGCCCTGCTCGGGGGCGACAAAGGCGGCCTGGACTCGTGGCACGCCGCCCCCACCGCCCTCGTTTTTGACGAGGCCGAGGTGCTCCGATTCGCCAAGCGGGACCGTGGAACCGGCGGCCGTCCTGGCAAGTTTTCCCGAAACTAGCGATTTTCACGGGAAAAACCGGGTCGAAAAAAATAATTTCTCACCCCTTGCTAGTTCTAACGCCGACGCTACAATAGGGCCATGCGAGCAAATGAGACTCGCGGCCGAGAACTGGGAGACGAGACGATGACCAAGGCAACCAAGATCGACGCAATGACGTTCCTGTATCGAGGCTTTCGCATCACTCGGAACTTCATCAGCAAGCACGGCAGCGGTCGTGTGTGCGATTCGCAGCAGGGGTTTGCAGTCACGCCGAGCGTTTCATACGGATCTTCCAGCGGCATCAACGGCAAGTGGGAGCCGAGCCTTGCTTCTGCGGTGGCCCACGTCGATGACCTGTACGCACGGTACGACGCACTTCCGGCTCGCGTGCGTGCCGTCGTTGACGAAGCCGCACGTGCCGACTGCGAAGCAGGGCAACTCGGATGGCTTTCCCCGGTCGACTGCCCCGACCAGCAACTGTGCCGCCACGGCATCGACGGCTGAGAACCGCAAAAGGAGGGCAAACATGAAACGCATCAACTGGGATCGAGCTCTTGAGTCGATGGTGCTGGTCCGCCTGGGCCAAGACCTCGGCCACGACACCGCGCTCGCCCGCTTCGTCCACGACGCAATCGACATGATCCTGACCGCAGCCACCAGTTTTTTTTGATTTTGTTCTAACGCCGACGCTATGCCACTTGACAGAAGTTCACCCGTCAATACATTTTCGCCACCCCCAAAGGAGCCAGTAAACACATGTACAGTACCGACCCCCATCAGAACGAGTACCTCGCCGCCGTGGCGGGGATGGCTGACCACACCCCGAGCCCGGTGAGCATGCCCGCCGAGGGCGACTTCGTGAGTGGCTGCACCGCAGGCCGCCGGTGGCAGGGCCGCGTCGAGTGGATCGACGGCGACCGGCTCACGGTGGACGTGGGCGGCGCATGGCTGGCCGTCAGCGTTCACGACATCACGCACTGAGACACGGAGCCCGGCGGAGCCGGGTAAGCCACGGAAGGGATCGCCCCGCTGAGGCAGGACGCGGACGCGGGATTTCACCAAGGAAAGAAAGGGACGCGAAGCATGAAGACTCGACACACAACCACGTTCATTCAAGACGAATCGCAAGTGCCGGTTGGCTACGTAGGAATGTCAGGTTTTGTCGTTAACAGCACGGACTATAAGGCTGTTTCAAGAGCGCAAAAGACTGGACTTATACGGGCCGTGAAGTTGGTCCGCCACGTTGGCGACCTTAAGGGCGGCGCTGTCTGGGTTCACAAAGCGGACGCAGACGAGTATCTGCGATCTCTGTCCGCCTTTGACGATGAGGACTCGCACGCAACGCCATCGTCCACAGTTGTGGACAGTCAGCCGTCAGCAACTTTGGCTGCCGCAGCATCGCTCGCGTCGATTGACACGACGCTGGATGAGATCTACCGCGTGCTCGAGCGGCTGGCCAGTGCCGTCGAGAACATTGCCACGCAACCCAAGACGGCACAGCAGGAATTGATGCACACGTTTTCTAGCAACGGCTTTCACTCCTAAACGACACGCTCCCGAAAGGACTCAAAAGATGACGACGCAGATTGCAAACACGCAGGACCGCAAGAGCATCCTGCTTTCGATGGCTACGAAGTTCGGCATGGAGCCCGCTGCCTTCGAGGCGACGGTGCGGGCGACGTGCGGCTGCGACAAGGCGA